ATCGCCATTACCAATTTCTAAAGTTCCAGATGAAATATGATTTATTTCTGTAACAGACAATTTACCATCGGATTTTAAAGATAATCTATCAGTTCCACCAACTTTAAAATCTATTTGGTCATCAGTATCAGCAGTAATACTAGTATCTGCATCGGCATCGAGAATCATCTCGTTACCGTTTAAATCTATTAGTGATGCTTTAGTTGTCATTATTTACCTAAATCATCTTCAGAAGCTATCGTAGCTGCGTCTTTATAGTCGCTTCTAGCTGTTACTAATGTTACAAAATCCGCTTTGCTACTTGGTATAGAGTCTGTAAAAGAGTCGTCATTTATCAAAGTTGTAGTCCATGAGTTTTGCATGCGTTTCCAACAATTATTTATTTTGCCTGTAGCAGCTCCTTGAAACCAAGAGTCAATATCTACTAAATTATCTTTTAGTATTTTTTCGTCTGTGTCGTCTATAGTTATTGTTATTGTTATTGCCATAATTTTTCCTCAATATAAAAGTCCACCTTTGAAATAAGTATGATAAGCACTTGCAGTAATTGTAATTGTGCTTGAAGCTGAAGTGTAGGGATGAAGTCCAACTGTATCATTAGCGTCTAAATGCACATAATGTACAGAAGAATATACGTTAGAAAAAGAGGCGGTTGTTATAAAATCAGTATATGTGGCTCTCGCAGCTCCTGAACCAGTGTTTATTGCCAACCAAGCTTGTTGAATAGTGTTTGTAGCTGAATATATAGAACCAATAAACCAATAAGTGCCGTCTACGGGAGCAGTAAACAAACCTGTTGATGTGTTGAAATCGCTATTTAAATCTAGAATTTCTGCATTGAAGACTACAGCATCACCAAAAGACGATGTGCTAAAACCTGTTTGATCTGCACTTCTGTAGGCATGAAAATATGGTTGCAAAGGTTTTGTTACAATACCATCGTGGTCTATGGTCATGGCATCAGAAGTTGAACCGTTAAAAGTTCTAAAAATTAAATCTGTATGACCTGATGCGTTTATTCTTTTTGCAGCTATTTGTGCTGATTTAGTAGAATCAGTTGAAGTTGTTTTTAATGTTAGTGTAGCTATACCATTAGTGCCTGTTGAGTTTTCTAAAGTAAGTAGTTCAACTTCTCCAGAATCATCAGACTTAACATGAAGCTGACCTTCAGTTGCTTCAATACCGATCCCAACTTTTCCGTCTGATCCGACAACCATGCGTTCTGTTCCTGCTGTATCGAATTTTATCTTGTCCTCGTCAGAACTTTCTTCTACTTGTATTTTTGTATCGCCATCCGCATCTTCAAAAGTTGCAATAGCAACATTGTTGAAAGTTATACATTCAACTGCTACACCTGTGGCTGGTGCTGTACCAAAAGTAAGCGTACTGCCTGAGATTGAATAAGTTGATTTGTGTTGAACAACTCCATCAAAGGTTACAAATGTTTGATTCTCTGATGATGGCGTTGTGCTTAGTGCTAATGTTGTATCTGAACCATCACCAGTCATTGTGTCAATAGAAGGTGCAGTACCTACAATACCGCCCTCTAATTGAAAGACTTCTATGACTCTACCGTTGACAGGTGCAGTTGCAAAAGTAAGGGTAGTTCCTGAAACTGTATAAACATTATCTGCCTGATAAACCCCGTCTATAAATACAATAAGACCATCTTCGTTAGTCATGCTTGTAGATAGCGTGAAGGCTGTGGTTGAACCATCGCCTGCAAAAGTATTCTTAGCAAACGTAGAAGAACTGCCACCAGAACCAGATGCACTAGAAGCTATGGTTATTGAGTCACTACTAGCATCTGTAGTTAGAGTGATATTGCTACCAGCAACCAAAGTAAGTGTATCTGTGGTTGCATCTGCAACTACGTCAGATTGACCTGATACTGAGATTGTTGAGAATAAATTTTGTGAGCCACCACCACCAGAACTAGCAAATGTTATTTCGTCACCACTAGCATTAGTAGTAATCGTCATGTTTGAGCCAGCTACTAAAGTAAGTGTGTCTGCTGCTGCATCTGCGACTACATCGCTTTGACCAGATACAGATATTGTTTTAAATGCTTCACTTACTGAGCCACCGCCTGTAACGCTAAAGTCTAATGTACCGTCAGAATCCTCGTAGGTAACAGTTATGTTGCTTTCTGTGTTGCCAGAAACCATAGCACCTACGGTATCTTGTATAACCTCTGTTAAGTCTATGTTTGCAGTACCATCAAAAGATACGCCATGAATAGTTCTTGCAGTTGCTAACGCTGTAGCTGTGGCCGCATTTCCTGTAATGTCTGATGATGTTAAAGCAAGCGTTCCTGTTGTGGCTGGTAACGTAACTGTTACATTGCCTGAATATGCTGAGTGTGCTGCTGCTTGTAATCTGCTGTAATGTGCATTTGACGATTCACAATAAAAGTCTACATAAGATTGAGTACCACCATTTTTAATTGCTATAGCACCCTGGCTTATTTGTACGCCGTTTGTAGATCCACCGCCAACACCTAAAGAAGTTGTAATCTCTGTGGCTGCTGGTAAGCCAATAGTTATTGTTCCTGAACTTTCTGCTACTTCTACTTCGTTAGAAGTGCCTGAGAATGTAATAGTTCCGCCAAGTGCTGTTGCCGTTGTATTGCTTCCATCACTAACTGTAATTGATGAGTTAGCTAATTTAGAGTTTGCAATAGAGCCAGCTAACATAGCATTTGTTACACCTGATGCTTTGACGTTTAAGGTATTGTTAAGGGAATTAATTTCTATAGAACTATCGTCTACTAATACAGATAAATCTATTGTGCCATCGCTGTCTTCGTAGCCGACTGAAATAGCGTTTTCAGTATTAGATGAAAACATAGGTCCTACTATGTCTTGTACGCTTTCAGCAACTAAACTAGCTGACAAAGTACCACTAGCTAAATTAGTAAGTGTGACATTACCTGTAAGATCGCCGCCTAATGTGATGACAGGCGATTTATTTATAGTTACAGCAGATGCAATATCCCCACCGTCAATATTAAGTGATACGGCTGTACCTGTACCGCTAAAGATTGCATCAATAGCATCTAAGTTAGCATTTAACTTTTGTCCCCAGTTAGTAGAAACATCTAGCTCTGGTTTAGTTAACGATAAATTTGTTGTTGTAGTATCTGCCATTACGCTGAAGCCTGCCTATCTAATTCTGTCCATGTTCCTGCTGAAACCGTTTGTTCTGTCCAAGTTGGAGTAGCAACTGTTTGTTCTGTGTAAGTTGCAGCAGCAACATCTTCTGGCTCCCATTTTAAACCACCAAGAGAAACAAAACTACTTGTTCCTGATACATCTGCTGTTGATGTTCTTAATACTGAACTAGCAGACACTAGAGCAGATACACCTTCTACATCGGAAGCACCTAAGAAAACTATTCTTGGTGTAGCTGCTAGGCTAGAAACTGCCGATATAGTAGAAGCACCTAAATCTATTTGTATACCAACAGCGACAATACTTGTCGTGCTTATAGTAGCTGCATCGCTGTTAAGTATTTTTAAACCGTCAGCAGATACGCTAGAAGCAAGACTAACAGCACTAGCACCTAGATTAATTTTACGACCATCAGCAGTAAAAGCTGATACACCTGTAACAGCTACCGCACCAAAATCGTATTGAAGATTATTCCAATTAGACTTGTTGTAACGTCCAAAATTATAGGTTTGTTCGGACATTACTCTACGTCAGGGTTATATCTACGTCACCTGCGTTAAATCTAAATACATCTCCTGAAGAGACAGTTTTTGAAGTTGTTAAATTTGCGTATGCTAATAAATTACCGCTTGTGCTAGCATCAAATATACCTACAGCAACAACAGTTCCATAGTTTGCCGTTGCAGTTGGATATTCTACAGAAGCAGAATTAGTTGCTAATGTGCTTGTTCCTGATACAGAAAATGCCATAGATTGTCTAGCATAAGCACCACCAGAAACTTCAGTCCCACCACCAGTATCAGATGGAGCTACAGTAAATAAAGCAGCATACACGGTTGTTGGTGAAGTGTACGCTGTGTTTGTAAAAACGTGCTTTAATAAAGCATCTTCTAAATAATCAGTAAATCCAGACATTTTTTCCTCTAATTAACTCATAAAGTATACATTTTTTTTAGCCTTACCATAAGTTCTTCTTCTTGGTAATAGTGAGCCTTTACTAAATTCTTTATTCTCTTCTTGAAGTCTTATTTCTTCTAATGCTTTTTCAAACAAAGCGCTAAATCTAGCAGCTCTGTCATCTTCCATAAGAAACAATGATGCGTGTTTTAAAGCGCCATATAAATAAACGTCAGGATGATTATTAGATACAAAGTTACTTGTATTGGAATCACTAAGCGCTGCAATTTTTTCATAGTAAGTAAGTTGTAAAGTGTATGCTTTATCTGGTTTTGGAGAGAACTCCATTGTGTTATCCACTATTGCATAAAAAATTGGTTGGCCTGTTATGTTGTCGTTTGCTGCCCTATGTACGTCTAAAGACTCAATAGATTGTTGTAATACAGGCTTAAAATCATTTGAAGTAATTTCTACGTTTATAACTTCTAACCAATCTGTGGGTAAAGATAAATATTGTAGTTCTGCCGTAGCTGTTGCTCTTTTAACCATGTCGGCAGCTCTTAATCTTCTATTCAACTCCGCTTCTGTTTGGTCAATAAAACCATCTAACTCAGAAGTTAAATCACTTCTGTTTAAATAACTAGCAATCCTTGTTTTTAATTCTGAATACGTCATATTTTGCCTTTCCAAACTCTAAACATTTTATTGTCTGGATCGTTTAACCATTTTTTAAGATGCTTTTTATCTTTAGTAGATCCTTCTCGTAACATCTGTTGATATATTACCATAGGTATCTCGGCTACATGCCTAAATTCTTTGCCAGGTTGCAATTCACTATAGTTTTTAACTGCGTCTAAAACAGGTTTAACGTCTTGTGTGGTGTGGTATATGTGTTTGTTGTCCTCAGTAACAAATTCGTTTTTGAGGCCTGTGGTGTGATCTATGATTGTGCGTATTGCCATGTAAAAAAAGGGAGGGGATAACCCTCCCTTTTTTAGTTAT